CGCCGCCCACGTTATAGACAACCTCAGAAAAGAGAGAGAAGTGTTAATCAGTGGAGCTAAAAAAACCATTGTTGAATTTAAAGACCCAATGGTCGTAAAAGAAATTAGACAAAACGGAAGAACTGTTGGTCGGCTGCAAATGGACGCCGAAGTTTTAAAGTATAGCGATGCGGACGACGGTCACGACTTAGCATTGCTTAGAATTCGTAAACATAATTTTGTAACAGATACTGTCACGTTTTATCTTGACGAAAAAATCCCAGGTCTAGGCACGGACTTACTTCACGTAGGTTCTCTCCTTGGCCAAATGGGTGCAAATTCCATGACTGACGGCATCTACTCTCAGCATGGAAGATTGATTAAAAGTTTAAATAAGTTTGTTTTTGATCAAACAACTTGCACAGCGTTTCCTGGTTCTTCTGGGGGAGGTGTTTACTTAAAGGGTGACGCACGTTACGTAGGAATGCTTGTTCGTGGAGCGGGAGAAGGATTTAACCTTATCGTTCCTGTCCGCAGAATGGCAGACTATTGCGAAAAACATAAAATCATGTGGGCTCTAGACCCAAAGGTTCCGATGCCAACTGAGGAGGACTTGAAAAAAATTCCAGTTGAGCATGAGCCAAAGCAAAAGAAATCAGAAGAAGAAGCGGAAGAGAACGCTTCCGCAAAAAAGAAGTTTCCATTTATGATTCGCATTTACCCCAAACACATAGACGGACGACCTGAGTTTTTAAAAAATAACCCAACTCCAAAAACTATGGAGTATCATAAATAGAAAGGAAATTAAGCATGAAAAAAATTACAATTTTACTATTCGTTACAGCATTTGCTATCGGTTGCAACTGGGAGGGCTCTGGTTGTCCCAACTGTGAATGTGGCTCGAATTGTTGCGAGTCAAATACCTGTTCGACAACTGACTGTGGGTGTCCCTGCAAATAGTTTTTAGGTTTTTTTGTTTTCCATCAAACGGAAGACCCAAAAAAGAAGAGTAGGCGAGTAGTTGAAGGGGGGGTGTGGCATTTTGTGTTGCACCCCTCTTTTTAAGCTTTACGTGTTATGAGTGATTTTAAAAAAATAAGATTGAATCCAGTGGACTCGTACTTCACTATAGAAATAGACATGTTTGAAGATGTGGAGGCCATCCGCGAACAAATCGAGGATAAAAGAAAAGGCCCAGAAAAAGAAGAAAAGGCCAGCCCCGATAAAGAAGCTGACCCCTCGAATGAAGAAACCAATACAGATACGAACGAATAAACTATTTCTTCATCTCTGGCATCATTCCCCTGATTTCATCAACCAAACCTAGCTCTAAGCATTCGTCTGCGTCTATCCACCAGTCTTTTCGATCCCAGTTTCTCTTAATTTTAAGTTTGCTCAACTTAGACCTTGAAACAAAAATATCTAAGCATCGCTCTTCGATTCTTTTTACAAGCTTAACTTCATCTTCTACTTCGTAAGTCTTTCCAATAGCCCCAAAAGCAGCCCTGTGAATCATCATCCAACATTGGTGGCCTATCCATCGTCTGTCTCCAGCCATCAAGAGAATGCCAGCCATTGAAGCCGCCATTCCCAATGAGCCAGTTGTCATCTTGTGTCCACGCCCCCTTAATTCCTGAATGAAATCAAATAACTCAAAGCCATCAATAATGCTTCCACCTGGGGATGAGAAAACTATTTCCATATCACAGCCCGGGGACACTCTTGACCACTCAGTAAGTTTCTTCATACATCTTGCTACCGAGCCAGCAGAAACATCACCAGTGAACCTATACAAAAGATTTCTCTCGTCTTCAGCTTTTTCTCTTTCAAATTTTTCCCTTGCAGCATGGTATTTTAGTTCTGCCTCATGAGCCTCGAACCTAGCCTTCGAAGCTTCAGCTTCAGTCTTGGCGGCTTCAGCCTCCTTAAGTTTAGCTTCCGCTTCTTTTACCTTTACGTCAGCGATGATCTCTTCTTTGGTTCTGTCGTTATTTTCTTCACTCATAATTTTTACCTTTTATGTATCGCCCATGAACGATTTGGTTGCTCTGGGATTGGCCGAGGGTGTTTGGGCGGCCAATGGTCTATTTTTTTTAAGTAATTCACCAAGTCTGCAATCAATTTGTTTTGTTGGTCTATAGCGTTTTTTGCATATTGGAGAGTGTTCTCATATTTTTCAATCGTCTCAGATTGTTTTTTGATGAACTCTATCTGCCCCATAAGGAAGCTGTGTTGTTCATCTAATTGAACGTTTAAAAGATATTTTTCGTTCTTTATTTGGTTTAGTTTTTTAACGTAAGACGTTTTTTGATCCACCCAAACACAAGAAAACACAACGATTAAAAACAAAGAAGAGTACAAGGTTGCACTATGTTTAGAGAGAAAATCGCTTGTTTTGTGTGTTAGGTGCTTAATTTTGGAAACAATACCTTTCATCACACACTTAATTACACCTAAACATAAAAAAACCCCGCTCGAAAAAGCGGAGTCGTGTTTAATTAAAATTAATTAAAAAATTAATTTACTTCTTCTTTTTAGTCTCAGAAGGCGTGGCCTCAACCGAAGCCTTTACGAAAGGAACGGTGACGCTGGCCCCCTTAGTTGAGGCGTCAGCCCCGAAATAAGAAGCTTCGTTAGCTTTAGGGCCAACAGTCATGGTTGAGGAACAGCCCGTTAAGACGAATGTTCCAACTACAATAGTAACTAGTGTTTTCATATGTATTTTTTTGTTAACAAGTCTGACTAGTGAGCCAGAGTGAAAAATTATAACTAAAACTTTCTTTAAGTCAAGTGTAATTAACTATGTGGCTCCCCAGGTAACAATCAGCGGACTAGTAGTCGAAATACTTTCTAATAAAGTAAAAATTTTTGACGTTATGGGGGACGTATCTAAAACAGAGGCGATACTTATAGTCAAATACCTTCATGATGAGGCTTTCATTTTAGGCGACAACATCGTGGTTGAGATAGTGACAGATGATGATATTTAATTGATTTTTTAAAATTTAAAAGTAAAATAATATACAGGGATGGCAAAAAAAATACCCATAATAGAGCTAAACTTAATAGACCCTCATTTAACGAGGAGGAGAAAGTTTGCTTGCCTTGAGTGCGGGATGACTTATACTTTAAAAGATTACAGAATCTTATTTGACAGTCATAAAATTAGTTATTTTCACCTAATCGAGGGAGATCAAAATATAAAATATTGCCACGATTGCTTGGAGAGCCTAGCCAAAAAAGAAAAAGAAAAACTCGGTATTAAAAAAATTATACTTAAATTATATTTGCCCGATAACGAGGTGGCTACATTTAATTTCTAATGAAAAAAGATAAAGCAAAATTTAGGCAAGCCATGTTCCAATACACTATGCTGGAAAATAGTGTTACTTGGTGGGAAAAACAATTAAACCAACTTCTAACAAACATGGAGTCTCTGTCCGCGAATCATCCATCACTGCCAAAGAAAAGAAAACAGGTAGCATTCCTCTTAAAGAGATTGCAGTTAGAAGAACAAAACATAGCAACCTATTTTAAAAATAATGAAGAAAAAGGTTAGAAGAAAATCTTCAAAAAAATGTTATATAGTCATTTCTGAAAAAAAGAAACATACTTACGGAGCTTTCCCTTTTACTTCAGAAGGTCTCAAAAAAGCTAAAGCCTACACGAGACTTCTCAAAAAAGAGCACAAAGAAAAATTCATCGTAAGGGAAACATGAGTGAAGAATGTAAGAAATTGCTAAGCCAAATAATCGAGTATGTTCAAATCATGGACGATAGACACAAGAAAGACAACAGAAATGGCAAAGCAGAAAAAACAATTGGGGACAGTTGGCTTATCTTTCATCTAAAAAAACTAAAAGAACTCTCCGAAAAAGAATGATTACGGTTGGAGTCATAAGAGAGCTAGAGTTTATGGCCAAGGCTGTAAATTCTGACATGTACGTAGTCATTCAAGTCGCAAACAAAAAGTTAAGCATGAAAATTTGGGACAACCAAGTGATCATAAATTACGAGGGCCAAAAAATTTGGGAAGAAAATATATACGGGGAGGGCAACTGGTTCGGAATCGAGTCGTGTGATTCTATCTCAAGGATTATACATTGCATAGACAAAGGAGAGCCATGGGAGGAAACATATGGCTGGAAAAAATCTAACAATGAA